CGGGCATCTCTGAGATTGACGCCTTCTCGGTCCAACTATCGGTTGGGGTAACCCATGGGTCTTTTTGCAAACGGCAAATACGCCATTGCGATCTGCGACAGATGCGGATTTCAATACGATTATCATTTGCTGGCGAAAGAATGGAATGGTCTGAGAACCTGCACGGAATGCTGGGAGTCAAAGCATCCTCAGTTGGACCCGATCTTTCCGCCACCTGAGCCACAGGCGTTGGTTGCTCCAAGACCGTCCCGTATTGAGCCGATGGACGTACCAGTTGGTACTGACATTTTCCCGTTTGTAGAGTACAACCTGTTGCAGATGATTACGCAGGTTGGTGTTGTTGAAGTTCTGGCCACGGAAAATGTATCCGTATCCGCTGAAGGGTCACAGGCACTTGGTGAGTTAACAGACGTTACGGTGGAGATACTCTGATGGGCTGGACATACGCTACGTTGGTGCAAGCCATCAAGGACTACACAGAGTACGACGAGACGACATTCTCGGCGAACATCGACAACTTTATCCAGAGTGCTGAAGAGCGCATCTTTTACGCTGTCGATCTTGAGGACTTCAGGAAGAATTCTACTGGTACAATGACGGCCTCAAATAAGTATTTGACAGCCCCGACAGATTTTCTGGCACCGTTTAGCTTGATGATCACGTCGTCTGGGTCAAAGGTCATCTTGTTGAACAAGGACGTGGAGTACCTACAGGAGTATAACCCGACCGAGGCAACGGGTATTCCAAAGTACTACGCCTTGTTTGACAAGGATAATTTCCTAATTGCTCCGGTGCCAAATGCAGCGTTTGTTACTGAAATCCACTATTACTACAAGCCCGCCAGTATCACAGTTTCTGGAACAACATGGCTTGGAGACAATGCTATCGAAGCCCTTTTGTATGGATCTCTGGTAGAGGCTTATACGTTTATGAAGGGGGAGAACGAACTCCTCAACACGTACAATCAACGGTTTATTGAGGCCCTTACCCGCCTCAAGAACTATGGTGAAGGTCGTGAGAACGACGATGCTTATCGTGATGGTCTTATTAGAGTGAAGGCTAATTGATGTTTACCCCAGCAATGCAAACCGGAACATTTACAGTTGAGGTAGTTACGTCAAACAATGGCGGTCATCCGCCGGAGTTTTGGGCGGAACAGGCGTCGAAGAGGATTGTCGATGTGTCGGCTACAGCCCCGGATGTAATCCGAGGTCAAGCAATAGCGTTTCAAAATCAGGTGGAACAGGTTATACTGCACTACATGAAACGTGCTATACAATGCGATAGATCCACGGTCAGTCATCTGGTGACAGAAGCTGGTCAACCACAATTAGCTGAACTTATAAGGAGGCCGTGATGGCATTTACTGGAAACTTCATGACAACATCGTTCAAGACGGAACTCTTGAGCGGTATCCACGCAATCGGCACAACGGTTATTCGTGGTGCAACGACTGCTGACACATTCAAGTTGGCCTTGTACACATCGTCTGCAACGCTTGATGCTTCAACAACCGCATACTCTGCGACCAACGAGACGACCAACACCACGGGTTCCGCATATGTAGCGGGCGGTAATACCCTTACTGCTGGCACAACGTCGTCTTCTGGCACGACCGCTTTTGCTGACTTTGCCGATTCTACGTGGACCACGGCGTCATTTACTGCTCGCGGTGCATTAATTTATAACTCAACGCAGGGCAATAAGGCCGTTGTTGTGTTAGATTTTGGTGCGGATAAAACGTCATCGGCTGGTACATTCTCTGTTATCTTCCCGACAAACGATGCTTCCAATGCCATTATTCGCATAGCGTGATGAGTAATGACCGATGCAGTCGTAGCCTTTGAAGGATGGTCTAGATCCCAAGGATGGGGTCTGGGTGCGTTTGGCACGGGTGCGATTGATATTGGAGTTGCAACAGGCGGTGTTGGCACAGCAACTGTCACGGCAACGGCAACCGCAAATGTAAGCCTTACGGGCGTATCTGCAACAGGCGGTGTTGGCACAGCAACTGTCACGGCAGACGCTAATGTCAGTGTCACGGGTGTATTTGCCACAGGGTCTGTTGGACAAGTTCTTGTCTGGGGTCAGATTGTTCCTGACCAAATTCCTGCGTGGGTAACGATTGCACCAAATCAAGTTCCGGGGTATAGTCCCATCACACCATCTCAGTCTCCAAACTGGACTCAGATAGCCGCCTAGAGGTTTTTGGCATGACAAGTACTTACTCACCTAATCTTAAACTTACTTTGATGGGTACTGGCGATCAGTCCGGTACGTGGGGCGATACGACCAATACGAACCTTGGTACGTTGGTTGAAGAGGCTATCGCTGGTTACACTACGCAGGCACTTGCGGGTGCTGGTCCTACTGCACTTACAATTCCTGACGGAGCCTCCTCTGTCGGTCGTAACTACGTTATTGAGTTCACGGGTACGCCAACAGCGGGACATACGGTAACCGTTCCTGCGGTGGATAAGCCCTACATACTGTTCAACAACACGAATATCGCCCTTATTGTTAAGGTATCGGGCCAGTTGGGTTTTACGATTGCTGTCGGCAAGAAGGCCATTGCATACACAAACAGCACGGACCTTATTGAAGTTGCCAACGCTCCTGTGACAGAAGCTGGCACACAGACGCTAACAAATAAAACACTTACATCCCCCGTTCTGACAACCCCTGCGTTAGGAATTCCTGCAAGCGGAACACTTACTAATGCGACAGGGTTGCCTATTTCAACAGGTGTATCAGGACTTGGGTCAGGCGTGGCGACATTTCTTGCAACGCCAACTTACGCTAATTTATCTACTGCTGTAACAGGTGATACAGTAGTTGGTATTGCCGCAACACAGACGTTAACAAATAAAACACTTACATCCCCTGTTCTGACAGCCCCTGCTTTGGGTACTCCGACTTCTGGAACTTTGAGTAGCTGTACGGTTGATGGAACTGATGCCGTTGGATTTAGAAATATCCCAGTTAACTCTCAATCCGCAGCATACACTTTAGTTTTGACAGATTCTGGTAAATGTATTTTGCATCCGTCGTCAGATGCAAATGCTAGAACATTTACTATCCCAGCAAATGGTTCAGTAGCCTATCCAATAGGAACTGCTATTACGTTCATCAACATGACCTCGAACGTAGTTACGATTGCCATTACAACTGACACGATGTATTTAAGCCCCGGCGGAACAACTGGTTCGAGGTCTTTGGCACAGTACGGGTCTGCGACGGCTATTAAGATTACATCGACTAATTGGGTGATTTCAGGAAGTGGTTTGACATGAGTGGTGCGCTACAATCGGTCCTTATGAATCAACGATCTACATCAGTAGCTGTTACCAATGCTATTGCTATAGCACACCTTACTTCACCATATGTTTCTGTCTATCCTTGGACTACGGGAACTGGATTTGGAACTAAATATGCTGATCCTGCAACATTACCCGGAACCAGAGGCAATGATGTAGCTTTTAGTCCATCAGGAAATGCTATTGCCATAGCACACACTACTTCACCATTTGTTTCTGTCTATCCTTGGAGTGCAGGATTTGGAACTAAATATGCTAATCCTGCAACATTACCAACGGGTACAGGAAATGGTGTAGCTTTTAGTCCATCAGGAACTGATATTGCTGTAGCAAGCAGCAGTACACCATATGTTTCTGTCTATCCTTGGAGTGCAGGATTTGGAACTAAATATGCTAATCCTGCAACATTACCGGGCGGAATAGGGAATGATGTAGCATTTAGTCCATCAGGAAATGATATTGCGGTAGCAAGCACCCTTACACCATTTGTTTCTGCATATCCTTGGACTACGGGAACTGGATTTGGAACTAAATATGCTGATCCTGCAACATTACCGGGTACAGGAAATGGTGTAGCATTTAATCCATCAGGAAATGCTATTGCTGTATCGCACGGCACTGCTGCACCATGGATTATTGTTTATCCTTGGAGTGCAGGATTTGGAACTAAATATGCTGATCCTGCAACATTACCACCGGGTGTAGGAAATGGCGTAGCTTTTAGTCCATCAGGAACTGATATTGTTGTAGCACACAATACTTCACCATTTGTTTCTGCATATCCTTGGAGTGCAGGATTTGGAACTAAATATGCTGATCCTGCAACATTACCAACGGGTACAG